TTTCGCTTTCGCAAATCGCTTTATATTTCCGGTCGTCCGCCGTTCTAAATCCGTGGTAATCGTCCCGGTGTGCGCTTGCACGTGTAAACATTTCCATTGCTTCAACCGCAATGCGGGCTAAAATAAAATCCGGGGTATCATTAAACGCCTTTTCCATTGAATTACGGTTTACTACCTCGGCAATCTCGTTAATAAATTGTTCTCTGTTAATCATCGTTCTATTATTTTTTGGGTTTATATTCTTGGCAACGTAAATTCCCGCACCTTTGTTCAGATTTGAACGCCTCACAATAACCGTTCCCGTTTACGTCCTCATACATGAAATTGGAACAATCGCCGCAACCTTTGTTTGTGGGTTCCTTTTGGGTATTTTCGACGGGATTGTTTTTAGGTTCAAATTCTCGTTTAAAATCCCGTTCCGGGCGGGCGGTAAATCGTCCGTTCAATTCCCGGATAATGTACCAACTTTCCGGCACGTCAACGAATATGCCGTTGCCATCGGGAAAAGAAAACATTGCTTTGCCGTCCGGGGTGCGGGGCGTCGTAACCGTTCCGCCTCCGGTAAATTTCAAAACGTCGTTCACGTTGTCCCGGCGAAATTGGATTGCGTCAACCTCTAACAAGGTGCGACAATACCGGGTTCCCGCCGTGGCGTCCGGGTCAACTAAACGGGTGCGCATTTCCTCCGGGTATTCCTCCGGGTCGTACTTCATAAAAACCGACTGCCTACCATCGGCATAAAAGAACTCAATAAGACGGTCGCCCAATCGTCCCCGGATTGCCTGTTTTAACGCCTCAATCCTTTGTCCCTCGGCTTTATCGTTTCCCTCGCTTCCATTTTGCGCCCAACTCAAACGTATTGAGGTATCGGACGCCGTAACCTCAATTTCTTGTTTTGTTATGTCCTCAATCATTGCGCACATATCGCAATCAAAGGGGCTTAATACTTGTTTGTTCATCGCTCTAAAAATTTATTTGTTATTACTATCCGGGTCGGCTTCAACCTTAACCCCGGCAATTGTTCCGTTATAATTAAATTCCAATGTTTCGACGCCCTTAAATCCCCCGACGATACGCAACAAACGCCAATAAATCGTTTTCCGGTCGCTCCTATGGAATTTATCGCATTGCCTACCAATTCCGGGACAATCTTCCCTTTTGATTTTGCAACGAACGCAACGTTGCGTAAACATTGCGGGGTTGTTGTTGGCAAATCGTGCATCCGCCGCCGTCCATATCTCGGCAATCAATACCATACCCCGGTAAACGCAACGTTCGCCGGGGTTGTACTCTCTGTTTGGGTCGAACGGTTCGGGTTGCTTTACTCTCATTCTTTGCCCGCTTCGTTTACATAGTCAAACAATGCGTCCAAATCTTCCTTTGCGCCTTTTACGCAAATTCGCACCCTATCGCCGCCCGCTAATGCGGTTTCGACAATCTCGCAATTATACCGGGGGGCGTTTATCTGTATCATTGCCGCCGTGGTATTCGTTACAAACTCGTTTCTTTCTTCCATGCTCTCGGATTTTTGTAGTAAATAAAATGTTTCCGTTGGTTCGTTCTCGCTTTGGCACGCCCCCAACAAAAGCGTTGCCAAAGATAACAATAAAATCTTTGCTTTCATCGTTTTACCTTTCTTTTAATCCATATAAACCGTATGCCAATGCCGACAAACAATATTTTTGCCTCAATGTCAACGTAACGGTCGTAACCGTTGACCGCATCCACGGACACGCCGGGAACAATAAACCAACTCTTATATTTCCAATATTCCCGGACGTAAACAGATACGCCAACCCGTCCGATATGGAACCCAATTTGCGCCGTATGTACGTCGCCATTGTTGCGGATAATTCCAACTTGTTTTTTACTCATTTCCTTTTCTGTTTAATAATTCGTAACTCTGTTTATCAACTACCAACGCCCGTGGGTATTCGGTTATAACGCCCTTTGTGTAAACCAAATTGTAAATACCTAATTGTCCCTTAATTGGAAACTCAACAACCCGGCGGGGGTTCCGCATCAGCCAACCGAACCCCTTTGTAATGGATTTACGTTTTTCGGGCGGTATGCGGGTATTCTCCCAATCTTCCGGGGTAAAATCGGCGACGGGCTTAACGTCGTACAACTCAACCAATCCCAACGTTACCCCGCTTTCATATCCCGCAATTACGGGATTAGCAGACGAACAAACCATTAAATCGCCCCGGTACGGCGTGTTTTTGCTGCGTACCTCAATACATTTTTCTCCGTAAACAATTCCGTTGTCCTCATACGCCGCCGTTACCAACTGCGTTGCATACGGGTTTTTAACGGTTAATGCACGCCAACGGTCGTGCAATTTCGGCTTATAATCTTTGTTATTATACTGCATAATCATTTTTTATTATCGGGTTCGTCCTCGTTTTCGTCGTTTGGTTCCGGGTAATGGATAAATCCAATTTGCCGGACGCTTTGAATTGGTTCGTAAATGATAACGGCAACATCGCCGTCCGTCCTTACGCCAACTAATTGACAATCGGCGGGAACTTCAACCCTTATTTCATTTCTTTTCATTGAACAAATCCCAATTTGCCGGGACACAATAACCGGGCAATGTTTCCCGGTCAATCCCGGACGCTCTTACAAAACTATCTTTCCAATATATCCGGGGTGTTTTGTCCGGGTGCGCCTCCCAATAGTCGAACACGTCGTTGTAAAACGTCAATGTTTCCCGCTTTGTATATCTGCAACCGCTTTGTAATCCTATCTTAAACAAGTCAACAAAGGGGTACGACAAAGCAATTACAGAAAATACCCGGTCAAACATTCCCACGGGGATTGGTTCAACGCTTGCAAAGGTACGGAACCCGTGGCGTTTTGCCCGTGCCAATGCGTTTATACGCATCCGGTTTGGGCTTGCTTTGGGTTCCAATTCGTCGCATCCGGTCAACGTGGAACCAATGGCAATACGGGATTTGTCCCAACCCTCGGACGCCTCGGCAAAGTCGATTAAAATATTGATACCCTCGGCGCATTTACTCAATACCTTTACCGGGACGCCGTGGCGTTGACAAACGCCGATTGCTTGGCGGGTCAACCTTTGCGTTTCCGGCAATAACGGGTCGGTCGTGAACGAAAAGAACAACCCCGTTTTTTGCAATTCGTCCTTATGCTTCAACAACTCATTCGTAAATATATCCAATGCGTATGGATATTCCCGTAATGCCTTTTTCAATTCCGGGGTATTGCCGCCCAACACTTTTGCGCCCCGCCCTTTGCGCAAATAACAATACGTGCATCTGTTGGAACAACCAACATAAAAGTTGGCGGCGTTCTCGGCATATTCCCCGGCTTTTCCCTTTGGGCTGTAAATAACCCGTCCGTTTATCGCTCCCATACTCATAGATTAAAACGGTAAATCGTCGGTTCCGTCGGGGGCGGGTGCATCCGGTACGGGCGGCGGCGGGGCTTGCGTTCCGGCTCCGATTCCTTTGGGCGTCAACATTTCCATATCGGTTGCGACAATCTCGGTAATATACCGTTTCACGCCTTGCGCATCGTCATAACTCCGGGTTCTTAATTCCCCCTCAATATAGAGTTTATCGCCCTTTTTAACGTACTGATTGGCAACTTTCGCTAAACCGTTTTGCAATACTATGTTATGCCATTCGGTACGCTCCGGGATTTGTCGCCCGTCCTTTGTGGTAAAACCTCGTTTCGTTGTCGCCAAAGTGATTGTTGCAACGCAACCGCCGTTGTCGAACTCTTTAAAATCCGGGGCTTTGCCCGTATTTCCCAATAATGTAACCTTGTTTACACTCATAATTATTTGAATTTAATACCATCCAATAAATACATTTTCTTATTATCAGACCAACCCGCCGCCATATTTAAGGCTTTCCGGTCGTCGTCATGTACAAACTCGCAATACCACGAATTGCCGCCAATGTTCGCTTTTTCTTTTAGTCGTACCAATTTACCGACAATGTACCGGGCAAACTTGGCGTACCCGCTAACCTCGGATATATGGATAATACGACGTTCGGCGTTTATTTTTGGCAATTCTTCGATTTGCGGGCGTTTTTCCTCAGCGGGGTATCTTTGTACCCTCTGAAAGTCTTTTTTGATTGACGACCGGGAAATTGCCCCGTAATCGGGTTGCCTCTTTTTGGTTCTCATTTTTTATATCTCCATTTATAACCCTTATGCAAATTCCCTTTCCCCTTACATACTTTACAAATCGCCGTTGCGGAAAAATTCCCTTTCCGGGCTGCCTCTTGTATGCTAACAAACACATTTACAACAATACCGTTTTTTATTTGCTCAATCGCTTTTTCGTGGTGTGGTTTTGCTTTTCTTCCAATCCATTTAGATTTTGTTATTGGGTTATTCTGATTCTCTTTAACTGTAACCCAACGCAAGTTGTCCGCATGGTTATTGGCTCGGTCGCCGTCGATATGGTCGATACATGGTTTGTTTTCCGGGTTCGGAATGAATGCCGCCGCAACTAATCTATGAATACGAAACATTTTACCGATTCCGTTTTTCCATAAACTAATTATTTTATATCCTTTCAAATATGCACCTTTCATTAAAAACGCATCTTTTTTTAAGGAACGAACATTGCCATAATTAGAAATTTGATAATGCCCTTTGTAACCCTCAATATCTTTCCAAATTTGCATATTCATTTTTCATTAATTCAATCAATCTAATGTTACCGGGATATATACGCATTTTCGTTTTATCTCCATTTTCCCAAAGTGAATGATGTTCAAAACATAATATATTAATATTTCTTGCATCGTGCGCCATTTCCGGGTATGCTCCACGGGTCAAAATGTGGGAACAATAAACGGCGGAATAATTCCGCAATGGCTTTAAACATTCCTCGCATTGGTGCGGCTTGTTATCCCATATCCAACGAAAAAAACGTTCATTTGCCGCCATTATATTTGCACCCCGTCCCGTAATACAATGCCCGAACAATTCCCGTTGTATCTCAACCCTCAAACGAATATCCATGCGGAAATTACGCAAATCCAAAAGGGGATTATACCCCCTTTGGATGCAATAATTGTATTCGTCCCGGTCTGTCAACAAATACGGTTCCATACTCTTACATTTCCGCCGTTTCGTCGTTCGGTTCTGGGTCGTCCGCCGGGTCGTTAATATCCGGGAACAATCCGTTATCCTCTACCTTTTCGGCATTCAATCCGGGTGCGGGTTCGCCATCAGCCCCGAACAACTCCAATTGCGCCTTTTTGCCCTTGAAAAGAAAGGCGTAAACCTCGGTTTCAATGTCGGCGGCAATTTCTTCTAATTCTTCCTCAAACCCGAACGTTTCCGTATTGAATTTAAGGCGGGGCGAATTGATTGCGGTTTTCTGATTGTTAGACACGGTAAACAACCCGGTTAAAACAACCCCTACGTTATCGTCTTGACCGGAAAAGGACACGCCCCGAACCTCTATGTTTTTCAACATTTCGTCGGCAAAATCCCGTGATAACTCGCTTTGCTTTTTGGTTGCTTTGAAATCGGACGTTTCAACCATTGAAAGAAAGGACGTAATATTAAAAATCCGTCCCATGATTGGGCGCAAACGGTCGAAACAATCCCGCAAATCCGGGTGTATGTCCTTTGCACTTTCGACGTGGTATTTGTTCGTGTAACTCTCATTACCGATTGTTTCGGTAACTTCATAATGTACGTCTAACCCGCCGTCCTTTAATGTCTTTACTTTCGACAATGCAAACGCCTTTTCACTTGGTATTAACATAACGTTTGCGGCTTTTTTTTCTTCGTTCATATTATAATATTATTTGTCGCCGGGAATCCGCCCGGCACGGTTTTAATCAAAATTCGTTTTCGTCCAACAATTCCCGTGTCTTACTATTCGACGGAACCGCCGGGCGTTCCGGTTCCGGGGTTGGTTCCGGGACGGGTTCCCCGGTTCCGATTGGTTCCGTTACCGGGTTGGGGTCGTGGAACTCAATATTGCGCCCGCCTTTGGGCTTTTCCGGCTCAAATTGGGCTTTGAGTTGTTCCGCCGGGTATTCCTTTTGCGCTAACTCAATAATCCCCAAATTAACCAATTCCGGGACGCAACGGCGCAACGCCCTTATGTCCTCTAATGCGTCATGCGCCGGGAATGTTTCGCCGGGGAATAACTTACTATATAATTCCTCTAATTTGGGATATTTTCCCGGTCGCCCGTTTGAATACAATGCGCCGACAAATTTAATAGTTTTCATCATTGTATCAATGCGCTTTCCCTTGTGCAATGCGTCCTCGGCTTTGGCGTCGTAATACTCTTTGCCGCAATAACGCAAAATGTTCGCTTTCAACATCGACGTATCGAAATAAATGTTGTGCGCACATACAAGCGGTGCGGCGGCGGCATCCGTCAAAAATTCGTCGATAACCTCGGCAAACGGTACACCCTCGGCAATTGCCCGTTCGGTCGTTATTCCGTGTATTGCGGTTATTTCCGGCGGTATCTCGTAATTGTCCGGCTTAATTATAAAACTGCGTTCTTTGTCGCCGAACGCCCACGCCAATTGTACGACGTGCGGGAATTGGTTAAAATCCGCATCCCATTTCAAACCCTTTGCGGGTACTCCTGTTGTTTCGCAATCAAAAAAACAAATGTCTTTTAATTCAAATTTCATACTCTCGTTACTTTTTTATTCGTTAAATAATCGTTTTTGCCCGTCGTCGTTGGGCGTTTGCTCAACATATTTTGCCCGTGTAATCCAAACGCACCCGCAACGCAAACACTTTATCCGGCTGTAATGCTTTGGCGTGTATTCGTGGCGAATAATCCGCCAACCCGCCAACGGGTAATTCTTACGCTTTCCGTTACACTTGCAAAACATACCTTACAACGTTCGGGGGTCGTCAATATACGTGTTGTATTCCTCGGCGGCAATCTGTTTGAGCGTTTCGATATGTTCGATTAACTCGGCGTTCGACAAATCCGCCACGGTGCGCAAATCGTGGGAATATACCCCCGTTTCTTCGTTGACCCGTTCAACGTACATAATTGGGGAAAACTCCCGCAAACGTCGTTCGGTTTGTTCCTCTGTAAGACGTTCGCCCGCCTCCCAAATTGCGTGCTTAAACGTCGGTACAACATAGTTGAAATAATACCCTTTCAAAGCCTCGGACGAACCGGGGGACGCAACAATAAACCGGGCAATAATGCGGGAACCTTTCCAACCCTTGAAAAACTCGTTTAATTCCCCCATGTACATTGCCAACCCGCCGTTATTGTTTATTGTTCCCGTCGCTGTTATTTCTCGCTTTTTCATCGGCTATTAATTTTTGCATTGTGTTACTAAATGCCGTCATTCCTAAAGTATGAATAACGCCCCGTTCCATGCTTGACAATCGGGTTTCCCGTTTATCCATAATCTTTGCGAACGTAACGACAAATTCGCCCGGCTCCAACAATCCGGCGGCGTGCAATTTGTCGATTGGGTGCGCTTGCAAACGTTCGCCCGGCTTCAACTCTTTACGGGCTTTTTCTCGCTTTTCCCATATATCCCGAATTTCGGCGGCGGCATTATCGTAAAATAATCGCATTTTCAAAACGTCCGCAATCGACAAATCAGCCACCAGCGGTTGGTGTTGCTCTTTTTCCGGCTCCGGTTCCGCCGTAACGGGTGCAACTTTACCGTTGTTCACTCCATAACCAAATAACGCAAAATCTCCCTTTGTCGGGTCGTCCGGGAATATCTCGGCGAAACGGTCGGTTATCTCAATGGCTGTTTGCAAATCCGGCGTCCGGCGTTTTACAAGCCCCAACCGCAATGCCTGTTTATGTACGTGGGTATCTAATGGAATAATCAAATTACGGGGGTCGCATACGTCCCACAATCCAAAATCAACCGGGGAACCTTTGCGACACATCCAACGCAAAAACATACATGGACGTTTGCACGCCGTTTGCGTCGTACCGTCGGGAATACCTTTAACCGAACCAAACAAAGAAAACAAGGTTTGCAACGACGGTTCGCCGTTTATTTCGTGGGAATATTTTATTGCCGCCTCCATGCTTTCCCAATTTGTATATACATGGTGCAAACGGGCGCAAAGGTCGTGAAAATCGGCGTATGTAAACGTTCTATAAAAATTCTCTTTACTGCCTTTGTATTGCTTCCATTCCGGGGCGGTTCCCTGCGTATCGGTTCCAACAATGTAATGATACGGCGCACCCTTGAAAATTTCCCGGTCGATAAAATCCGCCTTTTGGATTATCTGTTTGCGGGAACCCCACGCAATCCACGCCGTAACAAATGCGCTAATCTCAATATTTACCCGACTATCGTAACGGTGCGGGATTTGCACCGGGTCGGATTGGATAAACTCGGCGGTTTCGTATTGTTCCGCCCAACGTTTCAAATTATCGTTCAATGTATATGCCATTGTTTTAGATTTTAAGGGGACGGAAAGCCCGCCCCCGGTTATTATTCGTTTTCCGTGTATTCCTCAACGACTAAATCAGTTTGTCCCCGCTTTACTTCCTCAATGAACCCTTGAAAACCGTTTGCCTTTGCAATATCTATAATCGCCTGCAAACGCTTTTCGCCTAAACTTTCGCCCCTCGCAATGCGGAATACCTTAACCGTCGGATTGCTTGCAATAATTAGTTTGGCGGCAACCTCCATGATTTGACTATCTGAAACTTTCCCGGCGACGAACGGCACGCCGTTTAACTCTAAACCGTCGTCCGTGAACGAAAGCCCGGCAATCGGTAATTTGGACGTGGCAATAAGCGTTTCCCGCTCCTTTGCCAATGCGCCTAATTTGTCCTCAAACGTGCGGGCGGTTTTCTCGGCGGCTTCCTTTTGTTTCTTCTTTGCCATGTAATCCACAACCAACGCATTGATACGGTTGTGTTCCTCGGCTTTTTTCAGTTGTTCCGCCGTGTCTAATTGTTCCGGGTTGTTGGCTTCGTATTCCTCTAACCATTTGTCGGCATTCGCTTTACGTTTCACAAACTCGGATTTGTCATTTACGATAACTTGCAACGTTTCCTTATAATCGTCTTCAATGGCTTTTTTGTTGGCTTTCGCATCTTCTTTGGCTTTTTCCAACCGGGCGTTTGCCTCGGCAATTATCCGGGCAACTTCTTTTTCCTCGGCGGCTAATTTGTCGTCGATTGCCTTAATATTACTTTTTCGGGTTTCTTCCGCCTCTTTAATTCGTCCGGGGATTGCCTCCAATTGTTCAATCCTTTGTTGCCGGGCTTGGCGTACCGTTTTCGCTTTCTCAATCAACCGGGCATTTTCGTTTTGTTCTTCCATCAACGCCGTAATATCCTTTTTCTCGGCATACGTTTTGACGTCGCCGGGTTTCAATTGCTTTTCAGCGTTGGCGCAAATGGTTGTGTACGTCTTGACCTCGGCGTTGGCGTCCTTTCGTTTGTCCTTAACGGTCGTAACCTCGGCGTCAATTTCTGCAATTCGGGTGCGCACCTTTTCCGGCAACAAAGCCTTTACAACCTCAATTTGTTTGCGGCGTCCCTCGGCGGTTTCACTCCAACGGGAAAACTCCACGGCGTCAAAATCTTGGTAGCCGAAAATCTTTTGCAACATTGAAACGTTATCCGAACGCATCCCGGTTGTTTGTGATTTTATGGATAACGTCCCACGTGGGTTGGCTTTGGTAAACTTTAATTCGACTTCGTAATTTTCGCCGTCGTTACCTACTACCATTTTTGCAAATCCTTTGTCCTCTCCATTTTTCAACACGGCGTCCCGGTTCCCGGTCAACATTGCGCCGATTGCTTTTAATAGGGTTGATTTGCCTAACTCGTTGTCCCCGGTAATGAAATATACATTACCCTCAAAATCTGCGTTGAACTCTTTGATAACTTGAAAATTCAACAATTCCAATTTCTTAATATACATCGCTCTTTAAATTTATTTATTTCCCGGAAATCGCCGGGTCGTTATGTTCCCATTTATAACCGTTGTATGTTTTTCTTTTCCCGTTACATACCTGTAATATTACATACTTTTGCCAAGGAAAAACACACGCATCTAAAATATTATCAAAACATACAATATTACCTAATTTATCAATACGTTTAACGGGATATAATTTTGATACACGTTTAACGTTCTCAAATTTTAGGTTCTCGCCAATAGTACACCAACGTAAATTATTAACATGATTATTTAATTTATTCCCGTCGATATGGTCAACACATGGTTTATTGTCCGGGTTGGGAATGAACGCCAAAGCAACCAATCTATGAACCCGCATAACTTTTAAACCATTGATTTTTAATTTTACAGTCATATAGCCACCGTTCAAATAAGGCTTTATTTCCTTATCATTTTGCGTTATATTGCCATTTTCAGCAACGTAACAATCATATTCTATTAAGTATTTACCTTTTTTCATGCCGCAAATATATGTAAAATAATGGATATACCAAAACTTTTATTTTTTATTTTCGGCTATTTTTTTATTTTCCGCAATAATCGCCCCAAAACAACGCATTTACCGCCGCCGTTAAACTCAACTAACATATTGCCGTTGCGCCCTCTTATACATTTACCATCGGAACGACGAACCGCCCGGCACGGCATACGTCGCAATTCCGGGCGGGTCAATCGGTCGCCTAAATAGATATAATCCATTTCGTCCATATCAAAACAATTTCATTTGTGTATCGGTCAATACAGCAACGACCGCATCAACTTTGCGTTCCCAACTTTCCAACGTTGCCAATTTTTCCGGGGTTGGGTTCCGTTGGCAACGTCGTTGGTTGTGCCGCATCTGTTTTACCATTTCCGCCAAATCTTTTGCCGTTATTTTTTCGGGATTTTCGATTTGCGGGGCTTTTGTTTCGTCTGCCATACAAGTAACCATTTGAATAATTAAACGCCCCTACGGGCTTAAAATAAACGGTTGTGCATTTGTTGGGGCAAATTTTCCAAAACCCAACGGGGGTTATTCTGTAAAATGAACCGTCCAAAGTGCATTATTAACGTTGCGTCCGCATTCCATAACGCCGGGGTAATCTCCGGGTATAATTTCCCGGCAATATCCCGGAACCGTCGTTTGCGGTCTGCCTTTTCCTCCTTTTTCCCTTTTACCTTAATACGCAATTTAAGGTCGTTTTGCCACTTCATCGCATTAACCAAAACAAACGGTATTTCGGCGACGGTTATAATAGCTTTCAAATGCTCAAAGTTTTGCAACATCTTTTGTATGCGGTACAATTTACCCATGTTTGCCCCGGTATCGCCAACCGTTACGTCGTCCGGGCGAACACTCAATTTTTCCAAAAAGATAATCGGTATGCAAATCTCTTTGTAATAGTTCAGAAAATCCCGTATCTCGTTAATGTCTTTAGGCATCTTAATTGCCGTTGCGTTGTGGTTGGGTCGCCAAACCACAATCCCCCCATTGCTTCCGGGGTCTATGCCTATAATACAATCTATTTTCATTTTTCAAATTTCAAATAATGGTAAATATAAATTTCGTCCTTAATCATTCGGTCGAACGTCCGTTTAATCTCTTTACGCCGGGCAACCTCAAAGGCTGTATAATCAATTTCCGGGCTTTGGGTTCCTTGTTTCCGAACGTGGTAAACCGTAAATTCATTAACGAACCCACGGGCGGCACGGGCTAAAAATCTGTTATACGCTTCTTTCCGGTCGTCCTCGGTTTCTTTCACTTCATCCGCTAACCCAACGCCCAACAACCAATTATAAACAAACATTTCGTCGGTTAATCCAAACACTAAACGCCCGGTATATTTATAGCGCATAAAACACATTAAACAAGTCATAACCGATTGATTGCGATAATACCGGATTTGCTCCGGGCTTAACCCCTTTTTCGGTTCCGGCAACGCTGTATATGCTTTGCCGATAACTTGGTTTTGTTTCCGGCAATATGCGTTCAATACCTTTGCGAAATAATCGGCGTTGAATTGTTGGTAATGTTTCCGTTCGGCGTTGCCGTCCCTATCCTTTGGCAAATAGTCGTCTAATTCCCCGGTAATCAGCAATTCAAACGCTAATTTAACCTCGGATAATGTTAATTGCGAATAATAGCGTTTGAGCAAATCCAACAACCGGGTACAAATATACGTCCAATCGTCCCGGTTTTCCGTGGGAATGATAAACCCCACGTCCATTGCGATAAACCGGAACATTTGCCCGGTTTTAGCAATCAACGTTTCGTCGTCAATCTCGGCAATCTGTTTTTTTGTGGACGCCACGAAAATATATTTTTCGACCGGGGTTAATGCTTTGGCAACCTCCGGTAACTCAACCATCGCCCGGCGAACGTCAATTGCTTTTGCCGTTCCGCTATAAAGCAAAACGGCGGCGGATTGTCGTTTTTCGGGCAACGTTTGTGGCAATCTGTTTGTCTTTTCGGGTAATGCTTCCATTGTTAATAATCATCTTTCAAATACTCAATAGCCCCGGCAACGTTCAATCTTTGCGTTGGGGCTTTGTATTCGGGTTTCAAATGCAACTTTTTCTTTTCGACGTCCCCCCGTATGAAATTGCGGACGGTCGCCAACCAACCGTTTTTAGTGCGCTTCATATTCTTTTGGTCGCTCCAATCGCTAACCGAATGAAAGTAATAAACCAAATCGACCTTTTCAAATTCCGGTGTCGCAAACTTACTTTCAAACTCTGAATAATCCACGCCAACGCCGTTTTCAAATTTAACCATTTTGTAAACGTCGGAATTACGGAATAACGTTTTTTTCTCCTTTGGTTCCTCAACCTTTTGTTCTTCCGGGAATAATTCCCCGACAACATTGTTGTTGGGGGTATTCTCATTATCATTTATTGTATTATCTATATTATTACTATTATACCCTAAACTTTCGTTTATGGGTACCCCTAAACTTTCGTTTATGGGGGGCATCAACTTTTGTTTAGGGGTATCAACTCCGGTTAATATCCTTGCTGCCTTTTCGGTAAATGTTAGTAACTCGTAATTTTCACCAAAACAATACAGAGTTTTGTTATACAATTCGCAATTAGGATGTTTTTGTAAAATTCCGGCTTTAATCAAATTATCAATACGCTTTATCATGCCTTGACTTGTCTTTATATTCAATAACGGCATTGCTTCTAATATTAACTTGTGGGAAATCCAAAAATATATTCCCTCCGGGGTGTGCATCTTAACGCAACTTGCACAATTGGCGAAATCTTTTATAAAATCAAAAATCGCCAAATCTATTAAATCTAAATCTAAACCGCTATTAACGGCGGCATATTGGTTTATTAATATCGTGTATTTCATAATATTGATATTTTATAAACATCCGGTTCTGCTACGGGCTGAACTGATTTTATTAATAATCCTTTTTCGCATAACCATTTAAGGCAATCAATTACAGTGCTTTTGTTTATCCCTAAACATTTGGATAAATACAAAATACCCTTTGAATACTCGCCATATCTAACACAATAGGCGTGTATCATTGCATACAACATTAACTTATTACCTTTCAAATGCAATTCGTTAATCCATTTGTTTTTTATAATAAAATCCATAATTAAAATATAAAAGCCCGCAATCCGGGCTACCACACACCGGAAAACGGGCTTTGCGCTAAATAAATTAGCAATACTTTGCAAACGGTGGTAGTCGTTTGTTTTATCGACGCAAATATAGCATTTTTTATTCATTATCCAATTGCTTTGCAGGTTCCCACGCTTTGCGCACTTTCAAAACATTATCCGCACTTTCATTAGGAACCAATGAGACAACAGGAAAGCGGGAACGGTCTCCCGGCTTTTGAGTTGTGGCAAATTGTACGTTCAAATCAAAGATAATGCCTTTGCAAAATCCCCGTTCCTCTAACATACCGTCGAACGTTTCCCGAATTTGCGGGATTGTGGACGCCGTACCCTTTGTTGCGAATTGCCAAACCCCGGCAACCCCACGAACCAAAGGAACAATAAAGTTTAGCGTTAATGTAACCTCCCAACCGTCGCAATCCGGTTGGCGGCTCTTTTTATTCGGGTAACGCTTCGTTATTGACTGCATTAAATTTGGGTACTTTTCCGTTGTCAACGTTTCGTATTTCTTTCCGTCCCATACTTGGAACGTGTCGCCATCGCCCGCCGCAATCAATCGCCCGTCGTCGTCCCGGTATTCGTAACGTTCGTTACATACTTTTGCCGGGTCGTCGTCCGGGAAAACAATTTGTATTGTTTGCGGCTTTTCGCCGTATGCTTGTGTAAATAATCCGGCATACTTTCCCGTTGGTATAAAGTAATCAACGCTTTGCGGATAACCGTTTGCGTTTTTCATACCGATTTTTATTTGACCAACACGGGGCAATATCAAACGGGATTGTTGCGCCTCCGGTCGTTTTATTCTTCCTTTCATATCTCAATCAAATTTCGGGGTCGTCGTTCAACATCTTTTTCCTACTCTCATTTTTGGGCTTTTTAGGCTCGTTTGCGGGCTTTACTTTCTTTTCCGTGGCATTACCCCGCTTTGCGGTCGTTTTGCCCGTGGTGGCTTTCTTTTCCGCCTCCTTTGCCTTTTTGGGCGCACGTTTAACAATGGTTGTTTTCTTTGGCTCCTTTTCCGGTTCCGGTGCGTCCGCCTTGACTTTCTCGGCGGCGTCCGTGTTTTCGTCCGGGGTTGCCTCCTTTGGGGCTTTCGTTTTAATCAATTCCGCCAACGATAAGGATATTACGTTTTGCGTCAAATCGGGTGCATTATCCAATAAAACCATACCATTAACCGACGTAAACGTATTATCTTTCTTTTCGTCCTCAATGGCTGCAATTTCCAATAGATACGGGATTTTCCGAATATTGGGGCTATCTGTTTGTTCTTTCAGATTGTACGACGGACGTTTGCGCCAATCTTTCGGGCTGAAATTGAAAATACGTGTAACGGGGAATTGCTCAAAATTGACGTTCCACATATCCCGGTACATTCCTAATTGTATCTCGCTTTCCTCGTAAAAACCTTTGCGCCCGCTCTTAAAATCGACGATTGCGTTAATACGTTCGTCGCCGCCTATCTTTGCCAACATGGTACACGGGCAATCAATCATTCCGGCATACTTATAATATGGATGCACTAACGCAATTTCAACCGCCAACGGGCGAACGTCGTAATCTAATACGAATTGAGCAAACGCCAATACGTCCTTTTTCAAATCGTCGGCGTAATAAATAAAGTCGTCCGGCAATCGGTAAACCTCTATATATTCCTTTAGTTTGCCTTTTAACCCGTCCAAATCATAAGCCCGGTTAATTAATAATTCCTCAAATGCGGCGTGCATAAACGTACCATACGCCGCCCGTTCGCCTTTGTATCGTTCCGCTTCCTCAATGCCTTTGTTTGCAATCCATTGTATCAAGTGCGGGGCTTTGGGTAACGTTTGGGACAATATCGTTGTAACCGACGGGAAAAACTCCGGGTTCCCGTTGTCGTCGTATCGGTAATAATAGCGGTGCCCCTTACTATTCAATTGCCAAACCTTATACGGGGGTTCAATCAACGTTTTTTCATCAAAAAACATTGCCGTCATTTCCTCAACCGTCATGCCCGGCAATATCTCAAATATTCCGGTTGGTTGTTCAACCTCGACCGCTTCAAACGGTGGGATTATTTGTTGTTGTTCCTCGGTAATTTCCGGGAATTGGTCGGCGGGAACGGCTCCCAAACTTTCAACCGTCTTTTGTACCGGGTTTTCCGGTTTCTTTTTGTTCGCTCTCATTTTCTAATCTTTTTTAATTCTGAAAATCCACATAATACCATTGCGGCACACAGACCCGCAAACATCAATTGCCACGGGTTCCAAAATGCGCCAATCAGACAAACAACGCCCAACGTCCCAAATGTCGCAATAATCGCTTTCGCTTGGAACCTATCGGAAAACATAACGTCCGCCATGCGTTCAAACCATTGTAACCCGTTATTCTTCATAACCAAACAAATAATTAGGGGTACAATTACACATTTCGCAAATGATAACGACCCATTCCGGGCGTATCTGTTTGGTCGTACCGTTACATAAGTTTGTCATATTAACTTGTTGTGCGCTTTCGGTGCGTCCCTCCCATAAACGGGCGGCAACCTCTTTTTTATAAACCTTAATCCCGGCGGTTTGCGCCCGTGCGATTGCCTCGTTTACTCTTAATTTCGTCATTTCTGCCATTTCTTTAGTCTTTTATTGTTAATAACTCGGTTCGTTACTCTCTTTGTGTCCGCAATGCGTACACGTTTTTTCCTCCCAAATTGCGGTATATTCCGGCGGGGTCAAATATCCGTCGCCTCCGGTCTGTTTATATTCCCCGTCGGTAACTTCCATTTCGCCGCCGCACTCCGGGCAATCTTCATTACCCATTAAATCCAAATCCGGGACAATGAAATATACCCGTTTCAGATACACGCCCAACGCCTCGGAAATCGCCGCATAACAATTGGCGGTTTGTTCCTCGGTTACGTCCTCGTTTATTGCATCGAAAACGGAAACGCCCCAATTGTCCGGGTCGTCCTCAATAACTTTGTTTTTGAGTAATTCCGAAACGACAATTTCGGAAACTTGTTTGGCTGTTTTCCCGCTATCGGTCGCCAATTGTTTTAATAAATCGCTCTCTTTTATTCTCATATCTTTGCCGGGTAATCCCCCGGTGGGTTTTTGTTTCTGCAAAAGTAAAAATAAAATCTATATTACCAAAAATAAAACCTTTTAATATTTTATTTATTCAATGTTGGATGCTTGTAATACAGATAAAAAGCACTAATTTTGTTGCACCGCATAACCTTACAACATCGCTCTCGGTTACTGCGTACCAACCCCCGGCGTTACTTCATTGCGTCGGGGGTTTCTCTTTTAATCATGTATTCCAAATTCACAATCCCCCCATTGGTCGAAATCCGCCCCGTCATAACTTAACGGGTAACGTTCCGGTTCCGGGCAATCCGTCCAACATTCCCGGCGTGCATTGTTTAGGGCGACCCGTTCCGGGTTATATCCGGGTTTATTCTTTTCTCTCAATTGGGCGGCGCAACTCTTACAACAACAACGTCCCCAACCCCGGCGTAAATTCCGGGTATCGGCGTTATATTCTTTGCCGCAATTATCGCAATTTCTTTTTATCATTGCCATATATTAACCCTTTGTAAATCCCTTAAATGCCACATGGTAAACGTCGTATTGTTTCCCGGTAACATAAAACTCAATCATACGTTCCGGGTTCCCGGCGTCGTTTATCGCAATGGTTGGGTATGGTTCCCCCGGCAATTGATTATAATCGCTTTCAATGTCCCGCAATCCCTCCGGGAAATCCGAACGGTCGGCGGAAAAATACCGGGTTAAACTCTCTTTTATTCGGTTCAACATTTCGTCGCCGTGCGGCTCATAATGCGCTTTTATCTTATCTTGTTTTCTTAATGCAAATCGCATGGTTTCCAAATATTTTTTTGAAACGTCCACGACCTTTGCGCACGTTTCCGGGTTAAACATTCCTATATGCGTGTATTCCGTTGGTAATCCTAATTGCTCGGATAACCATTTGTACGCCTCGGAACGCTTCATTAATTTACGCTTATATATTTCGTCAAAATATCGGTGCGCCTCAATCTTACATCGGCGTAACTCGGCGTTTGCTAAACGCCCCTTTGCTCGGTCGGTTCCTGCATGAACGCCAACATACGCCCGGCATTTAGGGCAATAGTAAATCATTCCGTAATCAATGCCGTAAACCTCAATACTATTTTTGTACTCGGTTGGAATATGGCAATACGGGCAAATCTTACCTTTCAATATTTCCCGTTGTTCCTCTGTTAATATCATTTTTGCCCTCCTTAATCACTTTGCAAAACTTATAATATTGGTCGTGTCGGCTCTCAACTTGACAAAGCAACCCAATATCGTTGCCGTCCAATAATAGGTTTAACATATCGCCGGGGTTGTGCCGGGTATAAAGCAAAAATAACCCGCCGTTTGCATTTTGGATTATCTTATATATTTCTTGACTTAATCGGTAACGTTTCGTTTTATTCATCGCTCTAAATGATTATGCCGGGGGATTGCGCCCCCGGCTTGTTATTACTGCAAATACGCAATTGCGTTTAATCTTTCCTTTTCCTTTGTTGCGCTCTCAACGTTGCGGGCAATCCATTGTTCGGCGGGGTTCTCGGCAATCCATTGTTTACGATAATCCGGCGTGAAATAAGCAACCATTTTTTTGTATGCCTTTTCCGGGTTCGCCAATATTTCCGCCGTATGGCTCAACCGTTTGCCGTGGTCGCCTTTGCCAATTAAATCCAAACGCCCAAAATAAAACGACCCGTCGGCGGTACACGCCACATATTCACGGGCGGACGTTCTTTTTGAAACAATCGCTTTACTATCGACGTCAATAACTTGGTACTCGTATTTCTTTCCCTTTACTTTCTTAACTAAAATGTACTTTGCCATGATTGAAAATTTATATTGTTCTGGGGAAAACGCCCCGTCGTTGTTTACTGATAATAGAAAGTGATTTTAACGCCTCGGCGCAATTTGCAAACCTCTTTGTCTCCGTAACAATTGAAAGCACGTTTTAATAAGCGATTGACTAACTTAATGTCGCCGACAATCTTTATTAAACCGGACACGCCAACCAATACATTAACCTTTTTGCCGTTTACAATTCCGTTTACCTTGATTTTGAAATTGCGGTTAATCTCTTTTGTTGTGTAATCTAATCCGTTATAAATGCTTTGAGTATTCATATTGTTTCGCTCTCTATTTTCCGGGAAAACGCCCGGTCGTTCTTGTTTGATGATGCAAATATACAACCTTTATTTTAATTACCAAAAGTTTTATCTTTTATTTTTGGCTTAAACTTCAAAAAGTTTTGTTTTGGTTCCAAAAGAGTTATTTTCTTGGAATTTTCGACTTAAGCGACTTTTGCAAGCTGGACGGGTAAATTATCCACTTTGAAATAAAATGCCCGGAAACGGTCTAAAAATGGCTCAATAGAAAAAGGGGTTGCAACGCCTTGTTACAACCCCCGGTTTATTACTCTTTATATTTCCATTTATAGCCGCCCGCCGTTTTTCTTTTACCATTTGCGCAATAACTTATATTTGCTATTCCTGTTTGTCTTATAGCTTCAGCAACGCTTCCATATTCTGCAACTATTATATTGTCCTTAGTATATTGGAATACCCTATTACTATTAGGGTGTTTTTCTCCAAATCTATCTTTTAACCATCCGGTTCTTTTTCTTTGCTTTGCGTTTGTTATTGGATTTAATGAATTTTCCGAATATGTAACCCAGTGTAAATTGTCCACATGATTATTTGTTTTGTCTGTATCTATATGGTCTATACATGGTTTGTTTTCGGGGTTAGGAATGAAAGCAATTGCAACTAATCTATGAACATTAAATGTTTTCCTATTATTACCATTCATTAAATGAACCTGTAAATATCCATGTTTATTCTTTCTTACTTTCATTAATCTACATCGCAATTGCAACCAACCACGTTTTTTGCTTAGTGAACGGATATTACCTAAATTACTAACTTGATACAATCCCACATATCCGGGTACATCTTTCCAAATTTCCATATTTGCCAACTTTATAAGTAAGCCAACATTTTAAGAGAAACGGGGACGGGCTGTTGGCTTTACCCTTTTCGGTTGGTAGCTACTCCAACCTATCCCCGTTTGTTGCAAAGATAGTTATTTTTCTATGGTTATAACTTCAAACCCGGTAATTTTTGAATTTGGATTTTTTGAAACAATATCAAATTCACGGTTTTTTATCCGTTTTGTTTTCCATAAAAAACCTAACCAACGCTTATATTGCACACTTTCCGTTATTAAAAGGCTATCCCGTGTTATAATTTTGCCCGAAAACGTATTATTTATAATACATCCGTCAAAGTCAACCCATTTGTCGGAATACTCAATACAACGTAATATGGTCGTAACCGTGTCGCCGGACAAATATACAATACTATCCCGGACATTCGCCCGTAATTCGTTTATCGTTTCCATTTGCGCCGTCGTAACCTTTTGCAAATCCCGGTTCTTTGTCTGCAACGATTTGATTAACGCCGCATCGTCCGCCCGGTACTTCTTATATTCGGATAATTTCAACTCCAAATTACCCACCTTTGCGGCGTTCAAACTATCTTTTGTTTGATACGTGCGGACGTCCTGCAACAACGTTTCGGTATTGTTCCGGTATTTATCCCGTTCGGCGGTCAATCGCTTAATACGGCTTTGTTGTACCCAAAAGGCGGCGGCAACCGCCATAATGATTGCCGCCAATATTATATACTTTTTCATGCGTTTGCCGTGTAAATGATTAACGAACTCCTTTTTGTCTTTCTTTGTCATAATGGCACAAAATTAAATGTTACTATATTCAATTGCCGCATTAAAACACGGGCATTCTTTAATATACTCCCACGGCTCAATAATGCCGTCGCCGTTCAAATCCGGGGAATAATCCCGGTGTCCCTTAATCGTTGCGTCCGGGAACATAACAACTAATCGGGATAATAACCATATTAACGCCTCCTTTTGTTCCGGGGTGCGTGTGTCGGCGGCTTTGCCGTTGGCATCCAATCCGCCAACGTAACAAATACCAATAGAACGGGAATTTTGCCCGGAAACGTGCGCCCCAATCTCGGAAAGATAACGCCCGGTTTCAATCGTCCCGTCCGGCAATACAACAAAATGATAACCGCAAATTCGCCCGCTTTGGGGTTGCTTCTTAAATCCCCGTTCTTTGTGCCAACCGTCGATAACATCAACGTTGACTTTTGCGCCGGGCTTGGTTGCGGTGCAATGTACAATCAAATCCGTAATCGTCCGGGTTGTTTTTTGCCCCTCCAAATACTTTAAAATCTCTGTTTGGTTCATTGTTCGCCCTCCTTTTCTTTATCGTTAATAATATCGCTATCGTGTTCCCGTTGGTATCTCTCAATTATCGGTTGCCAATATCTCGGCAATACCCGTGTAAACTCCAACCGGATAACGTGGTAAATAATACGCAACGCAACCTTTGTGGGATATGCTTTAATAAGGTTGCGGAATGCGTTTTGCAAATACACATACATAAAAACATAAGTAAGCGATTTAATTACTACTTTGGCGGCTTCATTATCGCCACATTGCAGCATTACCGAATAAATAACGTGTATAATAGTAACGTACAAAAGCAATTCCGCCAAAGCGTTTTTAAACTTACTGAAACGAAAGTTTTTGCAATGTCTTACGCTTACCCCATCCGCCCGCATACCCGCCCAAATATTGAAAGCAAACATTATAATCAATGCGTACATAAATCCAGCCGTTGGGGTTAAATAGGCTAAAACCGGGCTTAACGACGTGGCGAATATCATACGCCATTGTTCCCAATTTATTATTCTTTCCATATAATTTATATTAGTTTCCCGAACTATTCTACAAACTTTTAAAAATCAATAATATTAACTCTTTTATTAGTACCCTCTGAATTTTGCCATGCTCCATACAAACATTTATATATTTTCCTTTTCTCTTTTTCTATACACAAAATATTAAATCCTATTTTTGTTGTATTATCAGGTATTCTTGTTATATCCCCTTCTTGTACGCACCCGCAATTTATACCAACAATAATCTTTTGGTCTGTATATGTACCATTCTCTGTTACCATATCCCTATGGTAATGCCCAACTAGCCAAAACATAAAATTCTGTGGCCCTTTTTGTGAAAAATCCTTATTAACTGAAATGTCAAAGCCATTACCAGATGTATCGTTAAAAGTTTTATTAATATTTTTGCCATGTTTAAATGCGTCTATTATTTCTGGTATTGTATTAACTCCTTGAGGGAAATCCGAACCTGCATAAATATAGGTAGGTATTGTATGATTACATATAATAACACCGTATCCTTCAGGTATTTCTAACGCTGTATTAACAAGCCAATCAATTTGTGCTTGCGTATAAATTTTTAATCCTCCGTATTTATTACGTCCATCTACTCCTTCTACCAATGGCACATCCATACAGTTCAATATTATAAGTCTAATTTTATATTCAGTATTATCTACATAATAATATGTATTATTACTAACCGTATGCGCATTATCTACATTACCAACTAATGGCTCAATTAATATTTCTTTCATTTCTGTTGGGGATATACAATCAGCCATATAATTAGCAGAACCATCATTTAACCAATAATTATTATCATGATTCCCAACTACAGGAAGGACAGATACAGTTGAAAGCTTATTAATGGCTGTAAACAATCTCATATCAGACCTTTGTTTTTCTCCGCTTTGTTGCCCTGATACATTATCTCCACCATTAATTATATAATCAATACTACCAACTATCGGTTTTGAATTTAGAAATTTTATAGCTTCTTGAAGATTTTCTGTAGCATTAGGGTGAGACTCTATATGGCAATCTGTTACAAATGCGATATTAAATCTTTTAGTCCTTTTATCATTCTCTAAGTCATAGCTGTATAAATATGGAGAAATAGCAGATAATGTATCAGCAGAATTATATTTATACGAGTTCTCAAAATTAACTCCACTTTTCCCCTGCTGACATAGAACATTGCTAAATAATCCCCCAGACAATGACATATTACCATAATACATATTGTACAAAGGCAATAGTCCATCAAGGTTAAGAGCGTAATCTACAGATGTGAACAAACCTTCAGTATCTAATTTTATAGTATAATAAAAGCCATTATCTTTCATATTGGTAAAAAGAACATCCAAATTAATACACATTAAATCTGCATTAATATATGGAAGCTCTAATATAGACCTATCAGTGTCATTAAATTCCTCGACAAGTATATATCTATTAGTTGAAGGGAATTGTAGTCTAAATCCTCTTTTTTTTATATAAACTTTATTATTCACAAAGCTTATATCATCTGATAAAGAAAATAAAGTTAAAGAATTATTAATATCTCTTTGGGTATTAATAAATTCACTAAACAATCCGTCAGTTAAAACTGCTGCTCTTATATTTCTACTAGAATAGCCACTTATTAATCTCAAAAATCCAGGATTATCTCTTGTCAATTCTGCGCCTATATTAACATCGTTAATTATTAAACCTTCAGTATTAATATCTATCTCATCATAATACGCGGTCGTTTTTGAGGGATTTGCATTAACTAAAACACTCAAATCAAGAAACCAAGAACTACCACTACTTAAGTCTAATCTTCTTTCTCCTACAATATAATAATATTTTCCTACTTTAGGCCGTAGTAAGAATCCTTCTTTAAAAACAATACTATTTCCACTGAAAAATGCTGAAGGAACATCATTAAAGAAAAATGAGACTTCATAATTATGACGGTTTAGATAATAATTAAGGGAGCAGACATTAACTGGTGTATATATAGTATTATCCCATGAGCCTATAACTATATAATTAGTTCCTCTTGTATAATTGGCATCGATTTCGTAATAATTAAAATCTACTATATTAATAACGTTAGGATATTCATTCCAATTTATCGAAATGTAAAGAGCTTTATTACTCTCGTTTCTGACAATTCGGCCATTTTCAAGTAATATATTCAAGTCAATAACTAATAGCTTACGACCTGTACTAACATCAGCTATGTAATCGCTATTACCTGAAATCCAAAAGAGATAAGTAGAATTTGATAGGTAAAAACCGTCTTTTGAAATTCTACATAGACTATTATCGAAATGAATGTTGTTAAGATATTTAATTAAAAAATCACCTTTACTCCCAATATGCTTAATTAACTCAGAAAGCTGTTGTTGTGTTGCTAATCCTGTATTATATTTTTCCCAACTCCCATTTCTATTTGAAAATATAGAAACCTCATTACTCAAAGTTATTCCGTTAAAATTGGAATATGTCCCATTTTCTGACGCAATGTAAAAAACGTTTTGGTCGGGCGTTCCCGGTGCGGTGTCCGGCGTGGCAATCCCGGCAAACGTCGCATTTGCCCCAACTTGACTAATTAACGTTGTCAACGTGTTTTGCAGCACTTGACCCGTAATTTCTTGGTTGCCGTTCGTTTTAATAACGGACGAAACGGCGGCTTTCAATTCTTCGTAATTTCCCATACTGATAAAAATTAAACTACATCATTGTTATTAAAGTCATTATTAAAGTCTTTATTGTAATCGCCCCCGGTTGTTGGAATAACGCCCCGTCCGATTTTCTTAACAACCGTTGCGCATTCAAATTCACATTCAACCGACGCTAAATTGCCCTGCGTTTGCCATTTAGGGGTAATCAAAAACGTATCGCAATCGTATTTCCTGCCTTGACTATACACCGTAACAAAATCACTCATACGGATTAACCGCATTACGTCGCAAAGGTATTCGGGGGCTAAAAATATAAACCGGAACGTCTTTTCGGATATTTGTTTTTCGGGGAAAAAATACCCGTCCCGCTCTTCGCCCTCTTCCTCAAACTTATATTCCGGCTTTCCCAACTCGGCACACACGTAAACCCGGTTTTTGAATTGGACGCCCTCGTAAACGATTTGTCCGCCGTCAACCTCCATATTGGCGGCGTCGCTCCATTCAACGCATAAATAACCATCCATTCCCCCGGCAATCCATGTGAAAACCTCCGAATAAAACCATTGTACGCCGTCATATATCCCAATCATATAACGCCCCTCCGGGAAATCTAAAGCCATCGGCAACAATCCGGGGTAAACAATAACATCATACCCGTAATTTTGGAACCGGACAATTTGCAATCCGGTTTCCATCATTGGCGTTTTTATATCTGCCAATATGCGGGTAAATTTATAATCGTACAACCGTGCATAAACAATATTATTTGAGCGGGTCGGACGTATGATTTGAAACGGCAATAACTTATTGATAGGCGTAAACAACGGGTAAACGTCGCCATACGCATACGATTTTTTATAATCTTGGTATTGTACGCCCTCGTAAAACGGCAATACGGACAAATTATTATTCGGTGTCATACTTCAAAGTTGTTTTAATTGAACGACTATGCAAATTTACGCTTAATTTATCAACTTGACCGTTACCGATATAGGTTTTTATTAGTTGCATCGGGTTTGGGTCGTCATTTGCCGGAAAACTAAACGTTTGTTTCTTCTTTCTCTCAATACCGTATGCGTAAACCTCGGAACCGTTTATTGATACACGACGGGCGGGTAAATCATACATCCAATAGGGCGATTGCAGATTGATAAACGCTAAATATCCGTTTTGCAAATAGTATTCAACTCCGTTGACGGTTTGTTTGGTAAACGGTAATATCCATTGCGACCCGGACGTTGGCGGAACGGCGGCAAATAAGGCGAACCCGTCGGAACTCATATTGCCGGGGTTTAACAACATCATATCAATATCGGACGTAAAGTTTGATATATTAATTTCCTCAACTTTTCCCGGCGTTACATACTTGCTAATTACTTGTATCGGCAATCCCTCAAAAGCCGCCGTAACGTCGTCCATCCATTCAAATTGGTAACGTTCGGGCAAATCGACCTTATCAAACGAATATTCCGATGTGTTGAACGCCCACGGTTTCCCGTTGCGCAAATTCAATTCCTTTGTCAAATCGTGGCTTAATATAGCCCCGCCGGAATAGGAACCGCCATTGCGGAAATATTGGATATGCTCAATTTTAAATTTGCCGTCCTCAATGAACCAATAACATTTGAAACAATCCCGTAACATATTGGTAAATTGTTGTAAGGTTGTCGGGGCTTTTTGTGCGGGTTGCTGATATTCCCCGTTTATAATATTGGTTTTCTGTGATACAAGCAAACGGAAATTCAACCCGGATATTGGGTTGTTTCCGCTGTATAAAAATTGGCTGTATTCCGCCGTGGCTGCGTGGGTAATACCGGGCGCAATCTGATTGAGCAAAACAGATATACAAGACGCAACCGGGAACGCATCCCGCAAAGTATATGCTTTTCGGGCTTTTTCCTCTAATATCCAATCCATCAAATAAAATCCAAACCATAACGACGCATAACGCCACGTTGACCGGGCGATTGGATAAAACGTTTGTCCGAAAATGGAATAGGGCGGCGCAAAATACTTTCCGTTGTCCGCTAATCCCCACTCGGTCGGGGTGTCTGAAAAGTTGTTTGAAATAAACGCCACGTCGATTGCGTAACCAATCGCACGCCTATAATTACGGTTATTATCAACTATATCATCGGCGGGCAATGGATATGTATTAAGGTCGTCGATTTTCTCCACGTCGCACAAATACCGGGCATATATATTATAACTTTTCATATCGGCGTGCATTGTTCCGGTTGCCCCGGAACCCTCAACGGCGGTTAAATCAAATTCCAACGTATCAAACGGTTCCTGCGTTACCTTTTGATAACGAAACATTACCGTATCGTCGGATTGTTTCCGTATTTCAACTACAGCAATACCAAACGGCAACCCCCCGTTTATTCGTTGTTGTGAAATATAGATATAATAATTAACATTCAATTCCGGGTATAATTTCCCCTCGAATACGTCCGCACTTGCACCCGTCGCCATTCGTCCGGTATAAAGCCCGGATATTACCGCCGGGGAACCGTTGGACGTAATTTGTATTTCTTTCAATATATTGCACAAAGCAAAATGATAGGTTTGTACTAATGCGTTTTGGTCGGTCGTGGCGTTTGCGTCTTGTTCCCAATTCGTACCGCCCAAAAAACAAGAAACAACGCTATCCCCCGGCACATATATTTGAATTAATGGACGCTTGTTTATCGTTATCCGTTGAATTGTCGGGGCTAACGTTATTAAATTATACTCCTTTTCCAACCCCGCCAACACGTCGTTATAATCGTCGATTGCGTCCGGTTGTACAACAACCTTTTTATCGTAATCGGTAAACGTGCAATCGGTTTTCATAAACTTGCCTTGAAAGTATTGGAACCATGTACGCCCGCCGTCGTCGCTCTTTTCAATGCAATACAAAAATTCATTGTCGAACGATTGACGGTTTATATAGTCGTAATCATCCCGGACAAAGGTAATTTTGCCGGATAATTTGGCACGATAAAACCGTTGGTTGGTTTCTAATTCGTACTCCTTTGCCAAATCGTCCTTATAAATCGGATGCACGGTTTGACCTTGTAAGACGTTCGGGGCGTCCAACGTTCCCAATCTCAACCATGCCGTCCCGTTTGCGTATTGTAATTTATGCACATTAAACCGGATATATGCGGCGTTGCTCGGTATGTCAAATTCCGTATTTGTGGCGGTCGGGTCGCTCCCCCAACCGCCGATAATCTTTTTATTGCTGTCGTAAAATGCGCCCCCGGCTTGCGGCGTGTAATTCTGAAACAATTTGCGGGGGTACACGTTACTAACCGGGACAAAAGTACGGGTATAATAGTAATTTGTATTATTCCCGTTAATGTTTCCGGTCGTGCTACTTATCGCCCCGTTTGCCAAAAACGCATTTACAAATGAATGTCTATAAATCGGGTTCATATCAATTTTTAATTTTACGTGTCAAATTCTTGTAAACCTCAATAACATTGCCGTTGCCATCGACGTAACGACGGCGGCGGTTTTGTTCCTTTATCTCCCTTACATCGTCTTTCAAATCCCGCAAATCCGGTGCGTTGTTTTGTTGAACCGTTACATTAACGCCGTCGGTATTGTAGGCATTAAGGTACTTTTGCGGGAATGTCCCCCGGTTCAAACTATTTATTACGTCCGGGATTAAACGACGGAAACGGCGGGAATTACGTTTATTGATAACGGCGAAAAATTCCCCGCCCTCGGCACGCCTCCGGGTTCCGTCCGGCTTGGTTCCTAAATCCACATCGTCCCCGGATTGGTGGGAACCGCCCGCCAACAATTCAACCGTACCATCGCCGTAACTTTCCGAACCCCCGGCGTTGGCGGACTTGGATAATTGGGCGGCTTTAATTTTGGCGGCGGCAAAGGAACCCCACATTATCGCAATAGCCGGAATTGCAAAGGGAAAACCTAATTGGCTCCATATTAAAGCGGACGCCGTTACAAGGTTTCCGATTTGTTGGATTGTTTGGATTGCTTGTTGTGCCTTTTGCGCCTTTTGTTGCTCCTTTAGGGCTTTTTCTTGGTTCTTTTTGGCTTGGTCTAATTCCTTTTGTGCCATTGCAACGTTATTGGCGTAACCGTTCGCCCGTGCCTCTAATTCCGCATCTAATCGGCGTTGGCTTGCGTCAACCTCTTTGTCGGCGGCGGAAACGGCGGCGTCGGCGGCTTGTACCTTTGCATCCAAAAAACTATTTAATTGCTCAATAGCAAAGGAAACGGACGTACTTATTGCCTCCTTTTGGTCGTCGTCCAAATTCAGCCCAAACAACCCGTAAATGTCGTTTCCCCGTTCGTCGCCTTTGCTTTTCTCAATTTCTTGGTCGATTTTCGCAATGGTATTTTCGATTGTCTTAACCTCGGCGTCCGTCATTTTAACGCCCGCCGCTTTGTTCAACTCTAAAATCTTTTGCAACCGTGCCTTTTCTTGTGCCAACCGGAACCGGGTTTTGCGTTCCTCGGAATTACGAATTAAATCAAACTCGGACGCCTCCAACGCTTGCGTTTGGTCGAAAAGCATTAACGCCCGTTGTTGGTTTAACTCGGTCGTTTGCTTCAATACCTCGGCGTCATATTTGGCGTTAATATCCGCCTCGGATTGGCGCACGTCCTCGGCTAATTGTCTGTTTTGCGCCAATTCGATTGCCCGTTGTTGCTGTAACAACTGAATGCGCAAATTTATTTCTTCCTGCGAACCCTCACGGGCGGCGTCTAATTGTAATTGCGTCCGGTCGGCGGCGGCTTGCATTTGGTCTATTGTAATTTGGTCGTTCAATTCTCCCAAACTCTTTGCGTATTGTTGTTGCAAAAGTAATTGTTGGTTAAGCAATTCGGCAACTTGTGTTTCAGTTAATCCCCGCTCGGTTTCTAACCGGGTGTTAATGTCTTGTATCTGCCTTTCATACTCAACCCGCAATTGTTCCCGTTGCTTTTCCGCCCCCTCTGCCATTAATGCAATTTGGGCGTCCTGCGTTGCCCGTTGTGCGGACAATTCCGCCGCCCGTTGTTGGTTGGCAATATCTATCATATCAACCGCCAATTGTTCCCGTAATAAAACAATTTGGTCGTTCAATGCTTTGCGTGCCTTAACCGTTAAATTGGTTTCCGTTCTCAACTGCAATTGTATATCAGCAATCGCACGGGCGTTGGCGGCTTGGCGTTGCGCCCGTTGTTGGTCGAACGTGTTTTTAATTAAAGCAATCCGGGCGTCCTCGGCTTTCCGTAATATGTCGGTTTCGGCTTTGGCGGCGTCCCGGTTTTCTTGTAAGCGTTGGGCGGCTAATATTTTTCTTTCGGCGTCCAAATCCGCCCCCTCTGTTTTCAGATTAACGGCAATGTCAACCGCCCGCCCGGTATTATCTATTTGACCCTGCACGGCTTCAATCGCTTCGTCAACCTTGACTTTATCAATTTTGCCGTCTAAATCAACATCAATATAAACTTTCTTATCTCCACGGGCTTTGGCGTTATTGAGTTGTACCAACATATCGTTTAGTTGTTTCAACTTTGCCCGGTTCGCTTCCAAATCGTCTAATTCTTGACCGTAAAAACCAACGCTTTTATTGTGTGCCTTTGTGCGCTCGGCTAATATTTCGTCCTCAATCTTTCGGGTTTCGGACAATGAAGCGTTGCGGGCTTTGGCAATATTTAATTCCCGGTTTAATTGGGCGACACGTTCGTTGCTAACTCGGTTCATTTCGGTTGCCTCGGTTTCCAGATAATCCAACCAAACCTTTTGCGCCTCGTTAAGTTTTTGTTGGTTCTTTGCCGATTTGTCGGTATTAGAGGCAAACAGAACTAAAGCCCCCACAACCGTAACCAATGCCAATGCCAAAAGAACATACGGGTTTGCGGCGGCAATCAGATTGAAAGCCTTTTGCGCAATGGTAGCCGCCAACGTTGCCTTTGTTCCTTGCATGGTAACAAGGCGGTTATAAACTTGCGCTTTGCTCAATGCAGCCATTTGTAGCCGGGAAATACCCAACATCAATGCGGATTGTTTTTGTACTGCGTTTTGTATGGCTTGCACTCCGGTTGTAATGGCTATTGCTGCCTGCAACTTCTTTTGTGCTTCTTGCACGTCCTCACTTTCCGCCCCGAACAACTCCATTGCCCCGGTATATGCGGCAAATCCGCCGGATGCACCCGCCGCCAAACCTAATACGGCATCCAAATTGGACGTATCGGACGCCATGTTTTTAATCTCGGCGGTCGCATCGGCAACGGCATCTTTTAAAATTGCGGTTTCTTTGCTCAATTGCTGATATTCGGCGGTTCCTTGTTTGCCCTCCAATCGTAACAATGCTAATTGTTTCGTTTGGTTCTCTATTTGGGTTGTCAAACCTTTTGCGGCATCGGAATAATTACCGACGTTTAGGGAAGTTTTCCCAGTTGCCTCTTGTAACCGCTTCATTTCCTCGTAAATCGCTTTTGTTTCCGCAACCAATTTGCGCCCCTCTTCGGTCGCCTCCCTTTCCTCAACCGTCATGTTATTGAGGTATATTTTATTGATTGAGTATTGAGCGGAAAGACGATTATATGAACCCTCGGCGGACTGATTTAATCGGGTCGTTAATTTGTTCAACTCGTTTGCCTCCTTTTGGGCTTGCTTCAATTCCGCCAATCGCTTTGCGTTCTCGCTTTCTGCAAACGCCAAATCCCGTGCCGCCCGTGTCAATTTGTCGGTATCGTTCGACGCCCCCCGGATTGTTTTACGTCCGCTCTCGGTTGCCCCGCTTACGCCCTCCAATGCTGCCTTAACCGTTATTGCTTCCGACTTAATGTTTTGCAACGTATTCATATATGCGTCGCTCAATTGGTCTAATTGCGCAATCAACTTTGTAATACTATCGTCGGGCTTTACAAGGTCGCTATATTTTATTGGGTTGTTATTATCTGCCATACTTAACGTTATTTGCGGGCAATTTGTCCCGTATTGAATTATCTTTTCTTTTCCATGTAGTTAATCAACCAAAGAAAAACAATGCCGCAAATCGCCTTATTTGACACCGTTTTTATTTTTGGTTGGTTTCAACAACTCCTTTATCCGTTCAAATGCGTTGTAATACTCTAAAACGGTGTATTTCTTTGGCTCCGGTACGTGCAAATGTTGGGATATGGTTAAACACATATTTTCAAACTGTTTATCGTACTGAATTTCCATGTTATCGGAACCACTAAAAACAACCGGGCGATTGTACAACAACAACATCGTCGTTATTTTATCAATTTCCGCCCGTTTGTCCTCTGTATCGCCGTTTATAATGGCATCCAACATTAACATTGTGCGGTTGCGCAATTCGTCGTAATACTCTTTAACCGTCGCATCGTCGAACAACCGGGGGAAATACATTTGCAATTCTTCATCTATTTTTTTTTTGACCGCTTCCATTTGGGCGGTCAACTCTTTAACGGGAACATCGCCGAACATATCGACGACCTTTTGCAATCCATCGTCGGATAAATCGTTGCACGGTTCCCCGTCGATTGATTTAACCAACACGGCAAACGCCAAATGCTTTGGGCTTATCCCGGTTTGGATGAAATACACGTTTTGCCGCATATTATCCAATTCGATTGCCGCCAATTCGGGGGTTTTGCTCCGGGCGTATCTTATCGCCTTTTCAATATGCGTGTCGAAATCCTGCAAATCGGAACCAATCCCGGCATCAACTAACAACATTTTGTTGTACTTATGAAATCGCAACATCGGCAATTCGTCGATAGCGTCGTATATCTCAACGGTGCGTTCTCCTATCTTAACGGTTTTCATAGCAAAAAACGGGTTATCATTGTGGAACAAAAGGGAACCAACAACAACGTCGGGTTCCCGGTTATAAACGCCAAAAGGATTGCCAAAGCAACCCCCGCCCAAAAGGACAAACAGAAATCGCAATTAAACATCTTTGCGAAAAACTCGTTGCCGTGGACTTGTACCCATTCGATAACCTGCCATTTGCGTAACAAGGTCAAACCGAATGCAGCAACCAAAGCAACCACGACCGTATAAAATAAAAATGCTTGCATACACTTTGTTTTTAATCAGTTAAACACGTTTCATCAATTCCCAATTCCCCGGCAAACCGGAACCCGGCGAACGGGTGCATTAAAAATTGATTGTCTATTTCGTCCAAAGTGAACCCGGCAAATATGTTTTCCGCCTTTGCGTACACTCTGTTTATTGTCATGGAACCGGAACGAAGCCAAATACCGCCATTCAATACCCGCATAATTTGTTGTTTGACCGCCTCCGTATTCCGGTTGTTGGGGTCGTTGGTTATCGTGCGCATATCAAACCAAAAGATAACCGAAAACGGCGTTGTATATTTGTTTTGTTCGCCGGGGAACCAATCAATTTGTTGCGGGTCGTCCAACACGAAAAATGAAAAATTCCCTATATTACTATCCGGGGCAATCAACATATATTCATTGCCGCCGACGTAAATATTAGGCGTGTAATATCGTTTCCCTTGTATGGACTTAACCAACCGTTCAGAACGTCCAAAGGAATAGTTAAGCCACGGCAACCCGTCCGCCAATCCCTTTTGAATATTTGCAATAACCCGGTCGAATAACTCCGGGTTCTTTATGATAGGCACTTTATCCATTTCCGTATATTGTTTTTTTTGCTTTGGTTAGCAAATCCGGGTAAACGTATTGCCAAATCAGTTTAGCAATGTTTTCGTTCGTCAATCCCAATATTTGCCGCCCGTACTTTTTTATCAAATCTTCCGTCTTGAAATCCGACGCCTTAATTTCAAATTGTTTGTCGCCGACTTCCAAATAAAAACTACTCTCAAAATCGCCCTCATCCCGTAACGTTACCCGGTTCGTCGGTTGTCCCTTTTCCTCCTTAATGGCTATTGTTAGCGGGGTATAAGGTCGATAATCCATTATGTCAACGCCCAATCGGTTAATACCTTGTTCAAATAATTGTTCCTCGGCGTTGGCATCAATGATAAACGCCGTTGTCATTCCGTCGTCGATTATTTCCCGTATAATCAACCCGGACGTCAACCCGTCGTTAAACGTATTAACCCGGTTGCGTAAATCAATTATTGATTGTAACCCCGCCATAATGCAATTACGTTGTCCGGTACTTAACGCCCCGGTTGTTGCAACTCAAACAAATACGGTCAATCCCCTGCGTATCTAATCGCAAAGCCTCAAACGCTTTTTTAAGGTCATAACCCAAACCGCCGGGGCGTCCCTCAACATTCCCGTCCAACTCATACAAGATTTCCATTTTAGAGGCGTTGGATTGGTTCCGGTTTACCCTTACATTTGGGTTCATCGCTAACGTGCGCAAAGCGATTGCGGCAACTTGGCGTTGTATTACCGTTTGGAATATCGACCGTTGTTCAATGATAAAATCGGTTAGGTCGCAACCTACCGTTATTTCACAATTCAACCCGTAATTCAGTGTATTAGTGTACATCGTGTACGCTATATCCCATAACTCCGGGTATTCGGCGAATGTTTCCGGGGCGTTGTACATAAAGGGGGAAATCTGCAAATACTTTGTCAATTGCCGCCATGCCTCAATATTGCCGTACCCGGTACACGTTCCGCACGGTTCGCCGCTCCAATCTTTCGACACGTTAATTGCTTGCATCCCGGCGGGTAAATCGTCTTGATTGTAGCAAAGGAACCACGCACCCCCGGCGTTGTTTGCGTCGCTGATATACGGCAAAAAACAATCTTCCAATGTAAACCATTGAAAGCCGCCATTTGTCAACGTAAAATTCAAATCAAACGTTTTTATCGGGTCAATCTGCGAACTATGGAAAAGATACAATTTCACAACCCCGGTTCCGCCCGTCATTTGCAAGCCGACACGGTGTATTTGTGCGGTTACTCCCATCGCCCGCACCGGGATAATCTCAAACCCTACTAACTTATGATTATTCGGTTGGGTTGCTCTGATACGTCCGGCACCGTCAAAGAACGTGCGACGCTCCAATAGGTTCTTTGTTTCCTTATCCAACCCCTTTATTTGGGTAAATGTTTGTACCGCCGTGGAAATTCCGTTGCGGGTCAAACGTTCCAAATAGTCGGATAATATGTTGTATTTCTCCCAAAAGGTCGAACCCTCGGCGGGAACCTCGGCGACGTTATCAACCAAAGCAACCCAATACAAAGGTTTGCCCGCCGCATCGTTGGCGTATTGTACCACGGTTCCGGCTTTCCATTCCTTTGTATCGTTCCAAACCGGGTATTGAAAACCCCAATTATCCGGGACGATTGCCGCCATATTATCCAACGTTACAAGCGGGTGCGCCCCTTGAAAATATAACCCGCTTTCGGTTTCCGTCAATTGCTCGGCGATTGCCTCGGCGGGATTATATGATTGTTCCCAACCGACGACGTGCAATAACTTATCTTGTATTTCCTTAATCCTATACATAAGCCCAAATATAACCGCCGCAAGTTTTTTTTATACCCTTACAGCATTTAACAATATTACTATCATTTAAACCCGTTTCCCGTTGTGCGTCTTTTACTGATAAGAATGTTTTTATCAAATCGCCGCAAATGGAATACATCGCAATTTGTTTTGCTCGTTGGTGCAATCCGCCTAATCTCCCAACCATATATTCGCCAATCTTTTTATTTAGGCGTGATTTTGTTATTGGATTATTACAATTTTCTTTGGTTGTAACCCAACGCAAATTGTCCGCCCTATTATTCGATTTGTCACCGTCGATATGGTCAACACATGGTTTGTTGTCCGGGTTCGGAATGAAAGCCGCCGCAACTAATCTATGAATATTAACAGATTTACGAATACCATTGCACAATACTACAACATTATACCCGTGCTTATTGGGAACGGCTTTAACTATCTTTGTATTATTACGCACGTTTCCGTAATTACTTATTTCATAATTTGGGAAATCGTATATTACTTTCCAACTTTCCATATCATTAATTAAAAAAAGGGGGCGGGGATAACCACCCCGTCCCCTCGGTTAAATAATTGTTCCGTTTTCCGGCTTATGCGCCTGCACCCCCGGCGGGAAATTCCCCGGCGTTGGTTACATATACGGGCATTCCTAACGGTTCGTTCGGATTGCGTGCTGCAATCTCGGCTTTGATAATCGGATTTGCCACGGTGTCCGGCTTGCTGTTATATGCTACCATGTAGGCAACATCAACGCTAAAACCGAAATACTCCTTAACCGCACACGTCAAATCGGCGGTTGCGTCGCCCATAATCGCCGATTGGTCGCCCACGGCGGTATAATAATGCGAACCAACGGGCAAATCAATGTACGGCAATCGTACAATGTCCCATTCGTGGAAATTCGCACGGGTGCGGCGGTATGCTTCACGGTCAACACGGGTTAAGATACCAACGTTTCCATCAGCAACGGCAAACATTGTTCCCATTTTGCCCGATTCGTCGGTTACGTTGTTGGTATAATGCAATACCTTGTTATCGTATTCCATGCGCTTATTAACGTCGTTGTAAACGCCATGTTGCGCCAACTTACGAATTAGGCTATCAACCCCCGCATTTGCGATAAGGTGGATATATTCCGGGTAACAATTCGCTCGCATGATTGGGTTAATGTCGCCCAAAATCTCGGTTGCCATTTGGGTTGGAACTTGAATAACGTTTCCGGTCTCCGTGTAATTGAGCAAAGTTTTGAAAACCTGCGTTTTGTTCGCCTCCAATGCGGCAACGGCTCCTTTATCCAAAGCATCCGCCAACGCACGGGTTGTTTTCTCCATTTTGCGCATGAAATCATGTTGATACGAAATTTCATTGTTTGAATACGCCGCCGGAACCATCGTAAACCCGATTGCATAGGTAGCCCAAACAAGCGTTACCAATGCGGACGTATTTTCATTATCAGCAATAACGCATGAACGCACGTTGCTAACTTGTACGTTTTCGTCATAATTGATAACCGGAACTTGTACCGTGTTGCCGATACTTACTAACGCCCTATCTCTCAAATTAGGGCTAATAATTGAGTTGGGGGCGTTGGTTTGCTCAATGAAGAAATCCAATGCGCCGTACTCACACGGGCGGAACATATTACGGTCTAACTCCGGGTTCTCTATCCGCCAATTCTGTACTCTTGTTGCAATTAAACTCATAGTTTAAAAAAATTAATTGTTTATAAAGTGGGTTTACCCTTTACCCGTGTTGTCTTTTACTTTTCCGGCAATGCGGCAATATTGTTGTCCTGCCATGCCTGTTTCATTCCGGCGTCAAATTCAGCCGTTCCAATCTGCAAACCTTGTTGTTGCAAAGTGTTTGCGATTACGTCGTATGCCTCAACCCTCGTTTTTGCGCCGGATATATCAACGGTAACATTACCGCCCGCACCGCCGCCCGCCGGGGGATTGGTTCCGCCGCCCGCCGCTTGGCGTCCCTTATCCAAAATACCCATTGTTTCCAATTCACGGGTCAAAAGGTCGCCGGGGGTGTACGGGTTCAACTGATTGTTCGGGTTGCGCATAATTGCGCCGCTTTCGTCCTTAAAAGCAATGATTTTGCCGCCTTTGCCGTCGTCGATATATTCGGGGTTCATACCCTTGATTTTGTCGATTGCTTGCGCTAACAAAACCTTTGTTGCGCTTTCGGGCAATCCCGGTTTGAATTTCAACCCGGCGGTTGCGGTCTGCAATGCGCCCTCGATACGAACGCCGAACAACTCCGTTTGGAATTTCTTTTCGGCTTCATCGTACTTGCTTTTGAGGTCGTTAAACTGCGTTGTTACCGCCGTTAAATCGGCTTTCGCCTGTTTCAATGCCTTTGCGGTTTCCGCATCCGTCGCACCGTCGGCAATGGCTTTTTCCAAACGTGCCTTTTCTTTCGTTAGACTGTCGATTTGGGTTTGCAATGCGCTTGCGCTTTCCGCTTTGGTTTTTAGCTCGGCGACCACACGTTTTGCGTAATCAAACGTCTTTTCGGTTCCGTTCTTTTCGATATTGGACGCCGCCAAAATATCGGCATCCAATCCGCCGTAAATTTCGCCCGTCTTTTTGGCGATAACGCTATTTTCGTCGTTGGCGGACAATGTTGTAATTGCCGCAATTTGTTCGTCGGTTAATCCGGCTAATGCCGCATTTGCAACTAAAATTTCTCTCGTTAACATAATTCTTTCCCTTTGAATTAATTAAGTTTGATTGCTGTTACTGTTCCGCTGTTTGCGTTAATAATATCAATTGTGTATTTTGGGGAATCCCCGGTTGTGTCAACCAACCAACCAACAACACGTGCATGACTGATTTTCTTTTCAGCCTCTTTTGTTACCAAAATTACGTCGGTAATTGTTCCGCCCTGAATACATTCAATCAATTTTTTCTTTGTGTCGCCATCCAATGCGGCGGCGGTTGTTGTTACTTCAATAACCAAATTGTCCTGCTGTGCAATCTGTGCCATAATCGTATTTTTTAATTGTTTAATACTCTGTTACTTTTTCGCTCCGGGTTTGTCCTCGGCTTTGGTTTCTTTGGCGGGTTCCGCCGGGATAACTCCCGCCGCTTTCAGTTCTGCCAAAATCTCGGCTTTCAATGCTGCCTTTTCCTCGGCACGGGCTTTGGCGTCCGCCTCGGCTTTCGCTTTGGCATCGGCGGCGGCTTTCTCGGCGTTGGCTTTGGCTTTTTCTGCCTTTGCCTTTTCGTCCGCCTCGGCTTTGGCTTTCATGTACTCGTTGGGGTCGTGCAATACGGTAATCGTGTAACCCTGCTTTTTCAGATTGTCGGCAATGCTATTTTCATAACCCTTTTTGCCGAACTTCTGAATACGGGGAATTGATAACCGTTTGCCCGTTTCGCTGTCGAATTTCTTAATTTCGATAACGCAATGATACAAATGTTTCTCATTGTCCGGGACAATGTAGTTTTCGGGCGTAACGTCGATAATCGCAACGTCTTTAGTTTTGCCCTCGCTTACTTTCACTCGCATAGCTTTAATTTATTTGTTAAACTTCCAAATATACTTTCCGGCTGTTTTATATCTACCAATACAACACGCACGTATATTTTGATACGCAATTCCTGTAATCGTTTGAGCATCTGTTAATGTCGCATAAGTAGCAATATAATTACCGCTTAAATCATATTGATTAACAGAAACTCCACACGCTTTACGCATTGCATGTTTTCGGTTAGCGATTGATAATTCAAAATTAATGTTCTCTCTTTGAGTACACCAACGTAAATTATCAATTCTATTATCCGTTTTAATGCCGTTGATATGGTCTATATAATTTTTGCCGTCAATTCTAACTAAAAATGTATCAGCAACTAATTTATGAACATGATATGTTTTTTGTTTATGGTTAGCATATAAAGATAAAACAGCATAACCCATATTGTTGATATAAGGCTTTAGTAATTTGATTTTCCCTTTTTTCAAACTACGAATACGCCCTAATGTACTAACTTGGTATATGCCGGAATAACCTTGTATATCCTGCCAAACCTCACTACTTAACATTGTGTTCATTTGCGTAATCATTAAATTTATTTGTTATAAAATTTATCTTAGAGTTGAACGGCATATTATACCCAAACTCTAACACGTTCAAATATTCACGTTCAAATCTGCGTACAAAGTTAGCAAAATTCAACTTTATACGCATATCGTTTTCGCTGATAATCTGTTTGTCGTACAAATCCAATACCTCGTTACGGGTCAAATGTCGGTACGGTTCCAATTCTGCCAACGTCAACATACGTTGCAATTGGGTTGGATTGTTCCGGTATTCCGTTTCGATTATTTGGTTTTGTAGGGCGTCTAATTCCGCCTCGCTTGCGCCGCTTTCCTTTGCCACCTTGTAACGTTCCCGTAACTCCGTTGCGTTGGATAAATAGAACTCCGTGCCGTAATTGACTTTTGCAGAAACGAACAAACCGCCATACCTCAAACGGCAAACGGTTTCATCGACGAATTGTTGCGCCGCCTCAAATCCTTTCTTTACCCGGTTTAATACCGTGCTTTGGCTCTCAAAATTCGCCTGTATTTGTTGCTCGTTCAATGCGTCCCGTGTGGTTATTTCCTCGTTGGTTCCAACAACCGACGTAATAATGTCATTCTTTAGGCGGTTTTCTTCCTCAACGTTATAATCCAAACTCCCACGGTCAACGGTTAGCATTTGCACCGGGTTACGCAAATCGGGTTGTTTATCCCCGTCCGGTATTGGTATTTCAACGAACGAACCGACGCCGTTAATACGACTATCCCCGCATTTGGGGCAACGCATCAAAAGCCCGGCGGCGTCCAATCTGTAAAACCCTTGCTTGTCTTTCAAAAACCCACCGTCGCAATAATCGCCATTTTCGCCGTTACTGAAATCGCATGATTGTTCGTAACCGGAATATATCGGATATGCTCCGTATAAATCTAAATGTCGTTTACTGATATGATAAAACAAAAACCAATCCAACGCCTCCAATTGCTTGGTTAGCGGGGATTGCTTAACGTCGGGTTCCGATAAACTCAACGGTTCATTCCAAAAGAAACGGGCGGGACAATAACCGACGTCGTGCGGGTTATCAATCAGCAATTCGCCGATATTGTGGTTTTTGTCCTCTCTGAAAACTCTATAACGTTCGTCGTCAATTACTGCGATACGTTCCCCGTCTTGCCTAAATATGATATAATCCATTACCCCCGTCGTCGGGTTAGCTCTGTAATCAATCACGGATGCAATAGGCAACCAATAGAAATACGGTTGCGGGTATTTGTCGGCGGGGTTTTGTTCGCTCGGCATATCGACAATAAGAACGCTATTTATTTCGGTTTGGAAAAACTCCCATCCTTTTGTACTCCAAATTTCCGGTTCGTGTAATACGTCTTGGCGGTAATACTCCCAATCGTCCCTTTGTTCCGGGTTTTGGAACTGATAATTGAACGCCGGGTTACGACCGTCAAAAATCCGGCTCAACTTATCAAAACAAACGCCCGTTACCTCGTTTGTTTTAACGGGGTAACGGAACAATGTTTTGAACATCTTAAATTTGTCATGCGGCAATAGGTTAGAAACAAATGCCATAAAATCCGTAATCGGTTGGCAAATGTCAAACGACGTTATACGGGTGCGGGCGTGAAAATTAATGCGCTGTTGGTGATAAATAGCCTTATTTATCGTTTTGCGCTTTTTCGGCTCCGTTATCCGTTTTTTTATTTCGTCTATACTCAATCCCATTGTCGTTGGTAAATTTAAAATCGCTGTCTTTAGGTAACTGCCAACCGCCGTTGTTTGGCATCCTCAACAACCTTTCGGCGTGCTTAATCTCCAATTCCTCGGTTAAACCATGCGGCGGACAAACTAATTTAACCTTTGTAACCTTTGCCGCCATATCGTCAACCGTTTGCGGGTTTCAAATCGGTTAGCGGGTTGAAATCCGGGGTTACAATTGTGAGGTCGTCCGAATAGTTCGGTAAAAACGCCCATTGTATTGCGTTGCTGTCCGGGGCTTCCAATCCGCCATGCGTTTTGTCGCCAATGAACAAAGAACGAATTGGAATAGGATAATACGTTGTCGGGGTCGTTTCGTCTTGAATAGCTTCAATACTTCCGTTTTCATCAAACAGATAGACGCCCAAATTGTCCGCCCAACTTTCGCATTGCAATTCTTTCATTGCCTTAATTACTGATTGGGGGATTTTACGCATTACGCCCGTGAACGGGTTCGGTTCACGCCCTATAATTTCCTCAACGCCTCCCAATGTTTCGTTACCGCCGCCAAAGGTTCGGGCGGCTCCGGCTTCGTTGGTCGGGGCTTGGATATACGGGGAAACAACAATTTTTGTGCTATCAGCCGCCGACAATAACGGCGTCCATGATGCAAGCAAAGTAATTGCCTTTTCCGTGGTAAAACTGTTTTTGCTTCCATCGTCTTTGGTTAGACGTTGAAACGCTACCTTTTGGATTTGCCCGAAACTTTCGGCGCATTTTACGGCGGGAATATTGGGCAATGAAGCCGCCGCCGGACACTTACAAGTAATCATACTCTTTAAATTTTAACGTTAAAAATTACATTTGTTACCTCGTTGGGCTGTCCCTTTGCCCTCTGTATTACTTCTACGTTGCAAAGTTATAAACTTTTTCCGTTATAAACTTGCATATCTCAATTAAATTGTTAGTTACGACGTTTAACGCCCCGGTTGGCGTGTGCGTATGGTTGTATATTGCCGTCGGCAATCTCTTTTTCGTAAATCCCGGTTAATCCGTCCTCCGGGTCGTCGTGCGTGTTCGCATCGAAATTGCGCAAAAAGGTTGTAACATGGTCGTAAATCGCTTTGTACCGGGTTTCCCAACCGAACGGCATAATAATACTTTGATTTACCATTGCGGACGCCGTAATTATCCGGCTTTCCTTATTGCCGCCTTGATAAAACGGGTCTGTCATTGCCCGCATTTTCTTTTTAATAACCTTTTCGTAACCCGCACCGCCGTTGTTACTCTCAACCCATACTTTTTGCGTGCCGTTGCGGTTTATCATCGCCGGGACGGTTACGGTTGTTACGTCCGTGTTTTCGTCCGTCATTTCCATATCGGTAATTAGGGCGAATAATAACGGTTCCATCCGTTTTGTCTTTTCGTTGAAAACCATGTTGTCGGATTTATAGACGTCATACGTGGCGGCAAACAAAAGGTCGTCGCCCTCATCGGCAACGTCAATGTATGCCCCGGAACGTATGTACGTGCCGTAATCGGATTTTTCAACCCACGTTTTGAACGGTTGATATAATCGACCCTCTGCGGAACCGGGGTTGCCTTGATAGAGGCATTGAAATTGTACCGGGTCTAATGCCTTTTGCGCTTCCAACTTCATACGGTTGTGCCGTCCCTCCCATAATGCAGCCCCAACCGGGCGGGGGTCTATCTCGGTCGGTTCCCCGGTTTTCAACGCCTCAAAGTTTATGCGCACCCACGCCCCCGGCGGTATGTTATCCAAATCAGCCCAACGGGTTACATCAATGATTATTTCCCCGCTCTTTTCAATGCGCCCTATCAAATCGTCGTCGTGCCAACGGGTAAATACAATCAATTCTTGACTATCGTTGTGTAAACGGGTGCGTACAACGGTTGTGTACCATTTCCACGCCGCCGCCCGTACTATCGGGCTGTTACCCTCGGCGTAATCCTTATACACGTCGTCCAATATCGAAACGTCCACGGTTTTAGACGTCAGCGAACCGCCACGACCGACGACACGCAACGACCCCTTACGCCCTACCATTTCGATAACATCGGAATTGCGCAAATAGGTATTAGCCATTGTTACGACGTTTGACCCATTTAAGTACGTGCCGGGGAATAATTCACGATACCGGGGCGTGTCGATTATTCGTTGAACGTCCCGGTTAAAATCCCGTGCAATTGTCGCCGCATACGAACCGATACATATTTTGCGGTCGGGGTCTAACCCCAACATAAATGCGGGTAATTTACGGCTCGACCCCTCCGATTTGCCATGTTGGGGCGGTTGTTGCACAATCATCTTTCGTATTTTGCCGTGTGCGAACATATCCAACAACGTATAATAAACGACGTGGAACGGCTCTAATACTAAATCCGGTTGCATATACCGGGCAAAGTTGATAAGGCGTTTACGGGCGGCGGCTTTAACAAGCAAATCCGGTTGTTGCCGGATTGCGTCGTACATCTGCAATAATTGTTCGTTGTTCATTGCTTTGCTCCTTTCTCCCATTTAGAACACGCCCGACGACCTCGGACAATGTAAAATTCATAATGCGGGCAACGTAAACAAATCGGGTTCCCGTTTAAATCCCGGTGTCTATGGTCGTCCGTTATCCATTCCGAAAAACGGCACGTGTCGCAAATCTCGGTTTGCCATTCCGGTTGCTTGGTTCCCGGACGGGGTACGGTTACTCTCTTTGCCATTATTGCGCCCCTCCTTTCTCGGCTAATGCCTTTTGGTATTCGGCGGATTGTAATTTGTCCGCCAATGCAAACAATAAATCGTCCGGGATTGCTTTAACGTCGTACTTTGGTTTGTCGTCGTCGGTCGTGGCGTTATATCCGGGTATCTCAATTTTAACGGGTGCATCAAACCCTAACATCTTTGCCCTGCGTTGCTGAATGTTCAAAAGCAAATCCAAAAACCGGGGGTTCCCGGCGGACGTTTCGGTTGCGGTTTCATTGTACCCGTAATATTCCGGGTCGCCGTCCTCGGCATCGGTTTTGATTGGTCGCCCTTTGTTGGTTTTCTCTTTGGTGCGCATCTTTCCGGTTTTCGACGCCTCCCACGCCTCCCATGCTTGTTGCTCCATCTTATCCAATTTGCGCAATTCTTGTGTAACGTATTCGTCGATATTATCCAACCGTTCCCGTTTCCACTCAATAAGGCATTGTTGCAAATCGTAATAAACCATTTGAAAGGTTATTGTATAACCCATTCCACGCGCGGACAAATCCCGGTTCAATGCGTCCGCAATTTCCCGGTACGAATACCCACGCAAAAACAAATCGGAACAAAACCGAATGTCGTAAATTCGTTGTTCCTCGGAACGTTTATTATAGCCTAATGGTTTCTTTCTCTTTTTCATAGTCAAACCTCCTTTGCTGTCAAATCGTACTCCCATACATAGCCGCCCGCCGTTTTATATACTCCTTTACAACATCGGGTAATCGTTATATTTTTTATTCCCGTTTTTCTTTCCGCTTCCCTTATGGATTTATACCGGGCAATTTCGTTTCCTGCTTTTGAACGTTGTATTACAGCTTTAGCAATTTTATTATGTTTGCCGTTATATGTATTATTATACTGATTATCGCACCACTCCAAATTATTGGCATTATTATTAAACTTGTTTTCGTCCTTATGATTTATTTGTTTCCGGTTATTTAGATTTTGAATAAATGCCATTGCAACCAATCTATGAACCAACAACGCATTTGGTTTACCGGACTTCGATAACCTTACTTGCAAATAACCCTTGCCGCTTATAGTTGGTTTTAGCAACTTGGTTTTTCCTGTCCTCCCATAATTGAGGCTTTTTACATTACCATAATTGGATATTTGGTAATTCTCAAAACCGGGTATATCTTTCCAAACTTCCATATATCTTTTTTTTGCAAAGGTAACAAATGTTTTTCGATTGCAAGTTATTTGCGTGGAATTTCCATTTTAAGAGGCTTTTGTTATTAACTCAATACTTTTATTGTCTTAATGGTTATCTTTCAACCACGGGGTAAATTTACGGGTTTTCCGGGGCATTACCAAACGTTTGTTATCTCATGTATATAAACGGCAAAACCCCGGCGATTGTTTCCGGGGCTTATTGCCTATTGTCCTATACCATTTTCGTATTTTCCATTTGAGCAACGAAAATAATGTTGCGTTCCACGGGGGTTGGTGTATTCCATTCCCCCTTTCATTTCCTTTATTGCCAAACATACCGGGGCGGGCTTTCCATTTACCGGAAATTCCGGGTTGAAATATCGACACGTTCCGCATATCTTTTCGGGGCGTCGATTATCTGGGGCGCATCCGGTCGGAATATCCGGGATTGTCCCGGAACATCTATTTGTCTTTTTCATTCCGCCGGGTCGTATGTCTGTTTGAAAATATCGGGCTTACATGGGTAAAATTCCCCCTTTACGCCCTTTATGATATAATCCCCCGGTATGGCTTTCATATCGCCCTCTAATGTTGGTATTGTTATACTCATTGTTGCATTATGGTTGGGGGCGTCGTAAAAATCGCCGTCTAACTTTTTACCGACAAATTGTTGTACCTCAACAATGTTATATCCTGTATATTCGACCGCCTCAATAACAACGGGCTTTTTGCGATATTTCATTTGTTACCTCCTTTCCGGTTCTTTCGTTGGTTCTTTGCCCGGCGTTTGTTTCGGGGGTTCTTTTTCAAATCGACCCGTTGGATTTGTATTTCGGAACCGGGAAACATATCAGCAAAGAACGCCGCCATTGCTTCCACATCTTTTGGCACATCGAACGCCTCCGGTTTCTTGTACTCCCTTTTATGTTCCGGTTGCTTTTCCATTTTAACGGCGGGGCAAACGTCGATAAGCGGGCAACCCTTACAAGTGTTCACGGGCTTTGCTTTCTTTTCG